GAGCGTGGTGGACGCGGTGATCCTGGTCGCCGGCGTCGGGGGCTGTAGATCGACGAGCTCGATGCCCTCGGTGCGCGCGAACGCGTCGAGGCTTGCGCACTGTTCGCGCGTCGCGGTGGGGACGGTTACAGATCGCGCCATGCCCTCGAGGATAGCGCGGCCGGTCCACAGTAGACAAGCGACGCCACCGAGGGCGCGGGCTCAGCCTGGGGAGATCTCGCGATGGTGAGCCCAGGCCGTCGCCGCCGCCGACGAGCTCGAGCTCGAACCCGTGCGAACGACGAGGCCATCGCCGAGCTCGAGGCGCCAACCGAACGACCGCCAACCGCGGCCGGGGTCGGTGACGAGCAAGGTATAGCCAGGCGGGAGCTCAGGAACGACGACGAGCTCAGCCACTAGAACACGCCGAGCACCAGGAGCCCGGAATTGTCGAGGGTGATGCCGGTGCCGGCGCCGCCAGTCTTGCGGAATTGAACCCGTAGATCCCGCGACACGCCAACCGAGGGCAAGGGGTAGCTCGCCAGTCGCGACCAATTGTGCTCGACGCCGCCGGTGCCGGTGGGCATGACCTCGAGGATCTCGGCGGCGAGCACGTCGGCGCCGGCGGTGACATCCCGGATCCTCACGTCGACGCCCTGGAGTGTGCCGGCCGTGTTGCGGAACCCGCCGAACGCCAGGACCCACACGTCGCCGGTCTGGCTCGCCGCGTTTTGTCCGGCGGCTCCCATGACGGCGATCGCTCCGTCGGTGTAGGTGACGTTATTGTTATTGGCCGCGGTGGCGTCGGTGCCGATCGCCCAGGCGAATCCTTTTTGGTTCGTCATCAGCGCACGCCAGAGCGAATTGCCTCTGATGTGAGCGACGACGGTTTGCAGGCCGCTGTGGACCATAAAATCGCCGTCGCCGGGGGTGCCTGAGGGGAACGCATCCTGGGGCACGAACCGGTGAGCGGCTCGCACGGGGCTCGAGGTGTCGGCGAACGACCTGGCGCCGTACCCGTCGCCGGCGCTTGCGTTTCCGTCGATGCCGGTGGCGTCGCCGGTGCCGGTGAGGCCGAGCACGGCGGCGGCCAAGCTCGTCGCCGCCGCGGCCGAGCGACCGATCACTCCTCGGCCGCCGGTGGCGGTGTTGATGCCCTCGACGCCGGCCTCGCCTACGGTCTGGCCGGTGCCATAGACGCCGGCGCCACCGATGTCGCCACCGAGGCCCTCGACGCCTCGAGCGTTGCCGCCAGACTGGTCGGCCAGGCCATAGACACCGGCCGCCGTGCCGTCGCCTCGACCCTCGACCCCTCGGCCGCCTTGTTGATGGCGTCCGAGCACGGCGGGATCGCTATTACCGGCGGCCGATTGCACGCCCTCGAGGGCGGCGCCGGCGGTGTCGCCACCTCGAGCCAGGACGCCGGATCTGATGCCGGTGCCCTGCACGTCGATCCCGATCGCCGAGCCGGCGGGCAAGGGTCGAACGACGAGGGGCGTGCCATCGAGCACGCTCGATCCGAGCCTCGCGTAGGCAACGTGGATCTCGCCGGTGCTGTCGGTTTCGACCAGGTGCGCCGACTCGTCGTTCGTGGCGACGCCCTCGTCGAGCCAGTCGCACCAGGCGCTCACCTGGTTGCGCCAATCGTTGTCATGCTGCGCGGCCGTCGGCGCGGTGACGCCTGGGCGGTGGCCATCGGCGGCGACGCCGGCGGGGATCGTGATCTTGGTCGCGTTGCCGGCCTTGGGCCCGGTGGCCCATACGGCGTTCGACGCCCAGGTTGGAAGGGGTGAGACTGGTTTGGCCATTGGCTGAGCTCCTAGAGCTCGAGGGCGTCGGCGAACCCGGCGGCCTCGATGGTGGGGTCGGTGGCGTCGGAGTATCCGAACGCGGCAAGGCCGAGCTCGGTGGCGTCGCCGTATGCGAACACCTCGCCGACGTTCCAAGTGACGAGGCACGCCGACACACCGGCGGCGGGGATGTCGGGGAGGATCTGAGCGAACAGGCTGAGCTCGTCGGCGGTGAGGTCGGTGGCGAACAGGCAAAACGACGCCGGCGGGAACTCAGCGATCCCGCGTAGGCGCACGTCATCCTTGAGGAGCCCGTTGAGCACCTCGAGGCCGTCGTTGGCGGTGCCGCTCGAGAACAGGGATCGGATCCTCACACCGAGGGCGCACCGGTACGCCTCGTCGTCGAGGCCCAGGCGGGCGAGGTCGAGCATGTCGCCGATGTCGTCGAGGGTCTGGCCGTTGGCGGTCGAGATCGCGGTGTATAGCTTGACATCGAACACCGCCGCCTCGAGGGCGTTGGCCTCGGCGTTGATGACCTCGAGCAGGGCGAGGATGTTGGGGGAGGTCTTGAATTGCTCGTAGATCCGCGCGAGGCCCTGCTCGACGTGGTCATCCTGGCCGGGCCCGGTGCCGCCGCCGCCCCATAGCGATCCCCATGACGATCCCCAGGTCATACGAAAACGACCTCGATGCGCGCCGAGTCGAGCCGCACGATCTCATCGGCGGCCGCGGGGATGTTGGCCGCGCTCAGGGCGGGCGTCGGGTCGCCGGCGCCTGGCGTCGTGCCGGTGGTGATCACTATGTCGGCGGCCGCGGTCGGTGAGCCGCCGAGGCTCGCGATGACTGGTGCATTGAGCGAGGGCCTGAGCAGGTCGTCGCCGAGGCCGAGCTCGGCGTCGCCCCAGGTCGCAACGTCGACCTCGACCTGGGCGGCGAGGGCGGCCTCGCCGGCGGGCGCGGTGAACCCCTCGCCCTTGGTGATCGTGATGAGCAGATGCGTGTAGAGCTCAGTGGCGAAAGAATGGTCGACGGTGTGCGCGACGCCGTTGATGTCGACGACGGGTGTGGTGGTCGAGCCGAACGTGCCGATCCCGGCCGCGTGGTGATCCCAGATCATCTGGGCGACCTCGGCGGCGTCGCCCCCCAGGGTGACGGCCTCGAACGTGTGAGGGGGTCGGCCGGCGCCGTCGACGAGGTCGGTGTTATTCTCGAACACGACGGCGGCCTCGACGTTGTCGGTGAATCCATTGTCGACGGTGATCTCGAGGAGCCTGGCCGCGATGGCGTCGGGGGTCGCCGAGCCGATCGCCCTGAGCAGGAGACGAGCACGCGCGCGCGCCTCGTCGTCGCTCTCGATGTTGCGGCCCGTCTCACCGTCGAGGGTGTTGGCGACGCCCTCCCATCCGGTGATCGGGGTGCCGATGACGGTGAGCGTGCCGGCGCTTGCGGCGAGGGGGCCGGTGTCCTCGGCGGTCGCCCCAGGCACGAGCTCGGCGTCGAATTGCTCGATGTTGGCGGGGGTGTCGCCGGTCGAGGTCACCACCAGACCGGCGACGCCGGTGAGCACCAGGATCGCGCCGCCGCCAGGCTTGTCGCCGCCACTGATGGCGACGCCGTTGGGGCCCAGGTTGATCTCGACGACCAGGGCGTCGCGGATCTCCTGGATCGTGTCGCCGGCCCCGCCGACGACGGTTTCGGGCGTGCCGTCGATCGTGACGGTGTAGGCGTCAGAGAACACCGAGGCCTTGATCTCGACGACGTAGGCGTCGCCGGTGACGCCGATCTCGGTGTCGGTGTCGATGGTGAACCGGTAACCCTGGGCGGCGTGCTCGATGATAGAGCCGGCGAGCACGTCGGTAGTCGCGACGCCATACACGACGAGCGAGTCGACGGTCGTCGCGCTGGCCTTGATCCGCTTGAGCCCCAGGATCTCGAGCACCAGGTCGAGGCTCGCACCGCCGGCCGAGGCGAGAAATTGGCTGGTGTGCGAGTCCTCGGCGGCTTCCCACAATAGGGCGATCTCAGTGGCGAGGATGTCGATCACATGGCCATCAGGGGTGTCGGCGTCGGTGTCGGCGTCGTCACCGAACGCGGCGACCCACCCCTCGACGAGCGAGGCGCGAACGTCGACGAGGCGCTTGCGGTTGAATCCAGTTGCTAGCAGTCCAAAGGCCATCAGATCGGAACCTCAATTTTCTCCTCGATCTTGAGATCCTCAGCGAGCTCGTCGAGCGAGCCGGTGGCCACGAACACAACGTCGAGGCGTCGCGCGGTGGGCACATAGTCGAGGTCGAGCTCGTCGACACTGATGACGCCATCGGTGTCGAGGATGGCCTCGCGAAAGATTGAGACGAGGGCGGCCTCGTCGATGCCCTTGCGTAGGACCTCGGAAAAGTAGGGCACGCCGAGGTCGGTGTTGAGGAACGCCTCACCCCTAAATAAGACGAGGCGCACGCGTAGCGACTGGCGGATCTCGCCGGCGCCGCTCATGCGCTGGAATGTTCCGTTACGCCTCACCAGGTCATGGCTCGCAACGTCGAGCTCGAGCTGGCTCATGCGTCGACCTCAGCCTCGACCCACCGGTTGCACTTGGCGCACCGCCAGAGTCGCTCTCCGTTGCGCTCGACCTCGACGCGGACCTGGCGGGCCTCGCGGATCGCCCTGGCCTGGGGCGCGGGGCGCTCAGGCCTGAGCTCAGGGATCCGGGCGAGGATCTCGCCGTCGGCCTCGAGCCTGGTGCCGCCCTGGCCGTCGTCGACCTGGGTGCGCACGCGGTCGCACCGCTGGCCGATGAGCTCGGCCTCGGCATCCTCATCGACCTCGAGCTCGAGGAGCTCGACGCCGGTGGTGACCTGGCGCTCGACGAGCTCGGCAACGTGCTCGCATGGTGCTCGCTTGGCGCGGGCGGCGGGGGTGGCGGTGCGGTGGCGTGGCATCAGTCAGAGAGTACCTTAGCCGATCCCGACGCGATGACGCCGAAATCGGAGGGGGGTGCTGGCGCCGGCGCACCGCCGGCGAGGGCCAGGATGGCGGGATGCGCCAGGATGACCTGGGCGGCGGCGATCCAGGCCGTCATGCTTGCGCCTGGGGCGGTGGTGTCGGTGACGCGGGCGTTGGCCAGGGTGGCGCCGATGCTGCCGAGCTTGACGTTGACGGCGGCCTCGAGGGTGACGGTGCCGTCGAGGCCGATGAGGAGCGTGGCGGTGCCATCCTCGCGGCCGAGCCTGAGCTCAGTGGGCAGGGCGGCCGCGTTGGGGTCGAGGTCGGTGTTGAGGCCAGGCAACACGATCGCGTCGGTGAGCTCGTGCCGGCGGGTGGTTCGAGGCTCGACCTGGCCGCCCTGGGTCATCCATAGATCAAGCTCACGATCGGACACCAGGATCCCGACGGTGTCGCCTGGGGCTAGGTTCCAATGCATCGACCAGCCGCCGCCTCGAGGCCAGGCGACCGGACACTCGACGATCTGGGGCAACGTGAGGGCCTTGCCGTCGGCGGTGATGCACTTGATCGACGGTTGCACGTCGGCGCGTTGTGTCGCGGCGTTGTACTTGACGACCGTGCCAGGGGTAAAGGTACGGATCGCGGTTTGTAGGGCGTCGACCGCGTTGGCCACGCCGTCGAGCTCGGTGGGTTGTCGGTCGCTCATAGGCTCACCGCAAACGGCTCGCGAAGCTCGGCGACACTGAACCACTCGCCGCCGTGGGTGTCGCCTCGGTGGCTAACCTGCTCGACCCTGAACGCGCCAGACACATCGGCCGAGGTGAGGGCGACCGGTCGGCCTGGGCTGAGCTCAGGGAGTAACAGGGTGCGCACCTCGAACGCGTTATCCTCGAGGGGCCTGGGCTTGTCGAGGAGCCCGTTGGCCAGGCTCAGGGGGATCGGCGCGTCCTGGGTGGTGCCGACATCGGTGAGGATCTGGAATCGGCCATCCTGGATCGACGCGCGGATCTCGAGCAGGCCGAGGAGCGATTCGAGCTTTTTGCGCGCGGGCCCGGTGACGAGCACGCCCTTGGGAAAACCGATCGCGACGCTAGGCTTGCCGCCGAGGGCGGTGGCGAGCTCGGCGGGATCGTTGTCGACGCCCAGGGTGTCGATCAAATACTGGATCACGGCGGCGTATGGGGTGCCGGGTGCGAATGACTGGTTGGCGATGGCGGCCCTGGCGGCGAGCTCGCCGTCGCCGAACGTGAGGATCGTGCGCCAGTCGACGCCGGTGCGCTTGCTCGTGATCGACGTGCTCGTGCCCTCCATGACCTGGCTCGAGGCCTTGCCATAGCCCGCGCTGAGCTTGACATAGGCCGCCCCCAGGGCGAACGCGGTGGCCTCGACGTTGCCAGGCACCGCGCCGCCGACGGCCCCCAGGCCATAGGTCGCCGCGGCGAGGCGTCGCACCTTGCGGGTGAGGTCGGATCGGGTCGACTCGGCGAGGTTCCAGATCGTGATCGTCGCCGCGTTAGGCTGTAGATCGTTCGTTTTCGTGACATCGAACGCGAACCGCAACCCGCGATCCTGGGCGAACTCGATGGCGAGGCCGAAGGGGTCACCGAGCTCGGCGATCGTGAGCTTGGCGGTGCGGTCGAATTGCTCGAGGGCCATGGCTCACACCTCGGCGATCGGTGTGTAGACGAGGCGCACGCGGGCCCCCAGGTCGAACCGCCCAGGGTCGCCACCGGCGCCGCTAGTGTCGACGACCTCGAGGGTGCCAGGGGGGAGTCGAGCGTCGACGTGTTGCTCGAGGATGTTCTCGCCGGCCCTGAGCACGCGGCCGGTGAGGAGCTCGGTGCCGTCGGCGGCCGAGATCGCGGCGGTCCAATGCTCGGCGCGGGTGTTCCACGCCAGGCGGAACCCGTACGCGGTGCCATCGAGGCGCGATCTGAATTTGTAGGCGCTCTGGCTTGCGCGCTCGAGGGCGAGGAGACGCTCGGCCATCAGACCGCACCCGTCCCTTGCGTGCCGAAATCGATCTCCTTGAGCGCCAGGTCGGCAACGTCGGCGGCCAGGTTGGCGACGAGCGACACACTGGCGATCTCGATCTCCTCGAGCTCGATGGTGAATTCGAGGGCGTTGCTATTCTCGGCGGTTCGCGTGGTGGTGAGGTCGGCGATGACCAGGTTGCGATAGCTCCTGAGGGTGGTGAATACGTCGAACGGTTCGCGCTTGGCCCTGAGCTCGAGGAGCTGCTTCCAAGCCGACTTAGCGCGGCCGCTCCCGCCGAATTTGGGGTTGAATGAGGCGGTGATGTCGTCGGGGGTAACACTGATGATCCCGGTGATGCTGAGGGCGTCGGGGTCGTTGTGGATGTGATCGGTGACATCGGCACCGAGCTCGACGGGATTCTTGGTGATCTCGCTCGAGGCCTTGTGTGTCTCGCTGAGCGAGGCGTCGAGCTCGATGGCGTCGATCGTGGGCTTGGATCGGTTGAATAGCAGGGCGAGGCTCATGGGTCACACCTTGATCCCGGATCGGAAGTGATCGGCCGCTCGGCGGTCGCGCTTCGCGAGCTCGAGGGCGAGGGCGCCGGCGATCTGTTCGGCGACGGCGACGGGGTTGGAGGTGTCGAGGTTGGCGCCAGGGATCTCGACGGTGATCGTGGTGGGGGCGTTGAATGACTGGTCGATGCGGTTGATCGTCGTGCCAGGTTGCGAGGAGCCGCCGCCACCGGCCCCGGCGAACCCGCCGCCGCTCGAGGAGCCGCCGGCCTCATCCTTGAGGATGGCGTCGAGCTCAGGGATCCCGGTGCTCGCCTTTTTCTTGCCCTTGCCGCCCTTGCCGCCCTTTTTCTTGCCTCGAGCGGCGGCCGAGTCGGCGCGACGTTGCGCGCGCTCCTTGGCGGCGGCGACCTTGCCGGCATTGTTGACGGTATCGATCGTCGCCTTGGCCTGGGCGAGCATGGCGGCGCTCTGGACCTCGCGCGACGAGGCGACGCCGATGAGGGCCTTAGCCTTGGCCCTCGAGGTATCGCTCACCGTTGGATCGTTCGAGATCTTGGCCAGCGCTTCCGAGCTCATGCTCGCGCTCGTCTTGACGGTGCGGCGCACCTTGCCAGGCTTGCCGGTTTTCGGATCGACGAGGCCACCGGCGAACCCGCGCACATTAGTCGCCGGAACGTCGCCGCCATCGTCGCCGAGGCCTGGCAATTTCTGGATCGCCTGGCCGACCTTGCCCAGGGCGCCGCTCATGCTGGCGAGCTTGTCGACGGCCTTGCCGACGGCGGCGACGGTGCCGAGCACTAGGTCGATGAGAACCCTGAGGGGGTTGAGGGCGCCCTCGATGGCGAGCTTGAACCCGCCCCACACCGGGCCCAGGTCGGCCTCGAGGCGCGAGTCGAGCTGAGCGATCTCATTGAAAAAATTCTTGGTTTCGACGGCGACATCAATGATCCAGGGGATGAGAACACTGAGGCCCTCGATGACGGCGTCGAGCATTTCAGGGAGATCCTGAGTGAGTAGCTCGTCGTTCTCCTGAGTCCACGCGACGATCCGGTCAATGATCTCGGTGACCTTTGGCGCAAGCTGGCCGCCGATCTGGTTTTTGACGCCCGCAATGAAAGTCTCCATCCGCAGGAACGAGTCGGTGAGCTCCTCGGCCGACTCGAGCGACTCGCCACCGAGCACGCCACCGAGGCCCTCGGCCTCGTCGCCGAGGGCGGCCATGACGTCGCGGCCCTGCAGTAGGCCAGGCACGAGCTCGGCACCGGCTCGAGCTCCAAACAATTTCATCCCGGCCGCCGAGGCGTCGGCACCCTCACCCAGGTCGCCGAACGCGTCGCTGAGGAGCGCCATTTTATCCTCGAGGCCCAGGCCGGTGAGGGCCTCAGCCTCGAGGCCCAGGAGCTCGAGGCCCTCGACGACGGGGCCGGTGCCCTTGAGCTCGGCGTCGGCGAGGCCCAGGGTGAGCGCGCGGGTGGCCTTGGTAAAGCTGGCTGAGCTCGCGCCGCCGATCTTGAATGCGAAATCGAGGCGCTGCAGCTCCTGAGCGTTGACGCCCAGTTGCTTGCTCGTCTTTGCGATGGCGTCGCCGGCCTCAGCGAACCCCGTGACGAGGTCGATGGCGAACGCGGCCGCGGCCTTGACCGCCGCCGCGCCGAGCTCAGCGAGCTTTGTGACGCCGGTGGCGATGAGCGAGCCCATGGCGACCGTGCCGGCGCCGGCCTGCTTTGTGCCCTCGGTGACCTGCTCGAGGCCCTTGGTATCCGCGTCGAACTTGATCGACGCGGTGAGGTCGGCGATCTGCACGGCCTAGCGCTTGCCCTTGGTACTCACGACGAGGGTGATCCTACCATCGGCGGCGCCTGGGGGTATCGCGTCGGCGTCGTTCGTGTCGACGTACACGTCGAGGGCCTCATTGGCGTCGAGCACATCCTCGAGGCACCAGTGCCGGTCGAGCTCCTCGAGGGTGGCGACGCGCTCGAGCACCAGGCGCCAGACTGGCCAGGCGTCGCCGGTGTTGGGGCCGGTCGGCCTGGGGGCGTCGGGGTCTACTGGTCGGCCGGCGCCTTGGCGGGGTCGTCTTGGCCAGCGCTCATAGCGGCGCCGGCTGAAGTAGGGAGGAAATTGAGCTCGAGCGCGAAGCGCAAGGCGGCGAGGAGCTTGAACACATCGGGCAAATTCACGTCGAGCACGGCGGCCGATTCGCACGCGACGCCGTTGACGATGAGCTGGCCGATGAGGAGCTCGTCGGCGAGCTCGAGGAGCTGGTCGGGGTCGAGGCTCGCCAGGTCGGCGTGAACTAGCAGGGCCAGGGCGACTGTCTTGAGCTCCTGGCCGCCGCCGAGCATCTTGGCCAGGATGCTCGGGTCACTGAGGCCAGCGGTGGCCGGGGCGCCGAGCGTCCTGAGTAGGCCGGCGAGCGCCTTGAATGCGCGCCGGGGTGGTAGGCCCTCGAGCTCGAGGGTGAGGCCTTGGATCTTGCGTGTCTCGCGTTTTGCCATTGGTGGTGGTGCTCCTGGTCGAGGAGCCTACCACCAGGGCGACGAGCTACGCCACCGAGGGCAACACGCCGCCGATGAATCCCTCGGCGCGGGTCGTTCCGATCGCCCAGGCGCGCGACTCGACACTGTCGCTGTAGGCGGTGTCGGGTAGTTTGATGACGCGAGACAAGGGCGACACGATGAGCGTCGTGCCGTTTTGCTCGCGAAGGCTGAACGGCAGGAGCACGCCGTTGGGCGTGTTGAGGTCGGTGACGTGAGCACCGGTGAGAAAATCGTTGCTCTGGCTGGATTGCATGAGGGTGCAAGTGATCAAGGCGGCGCGGTTGGCCGACTTGAACCAAGCGCCCTCGCCGTCGACGCCGATGAGACGCGTGAAGGCGTCGACATCCCAGACGATGTTGAGAAACGACCCAGGCGCGAAGCCTGAGAGACGGTGCCCGCCGAAAATGGCGTGCAAGCTGAGGGGATCAATGGTTGCGCCGTCGGCCATGCTGGTCTGCTCCTATACGGCGAGGGTGCCGCTGATGTCGAGGGTGTGGATCGCACCCTGTAGGGTCGCGTCGAAATTCACGTCGGGTAGGTTGCGGTTGGCCCGGTCGACGACCGGAACATTGGCGACCAGGGGAACGTCGACGTTGATGGTGTCGCGGATCACGATGCCCTGGTCGGCGGCGAGGTGCATCCTGGCGAGCACGACGCCGGCGACCTGGTTGGCGCCGCCATCGGTGAACGGCACTTTGTCCTCATTGGCGAGCAGGTCGAACACGTCGAGGGCGAGGTTGATCTCGAGCCAGTCGCGGCCTCGGATGAGATCGACGAACGTGCCGTCGGCCATGCGACCGTGGCGCGATACGTTGCGGCCCGCGATCCGCTCGTAGTAATTCGCGTTCTTGTTGTTGAGGTTGACGAGCTCGGTGGCGGTGACGCCACCGGACACGCCGACGCTCGGCGTGACGGTGGTGAGCTCGCGCATGTTCCACGTGATGGATCCGGGGTCGGTCGGCAAGGCATCGCCGAGCCAGGCGGCGTCGAGGTACTCGGCGTCGTCGTCGTGATAGATCGGCATGGTCCGCGCGAAGGCGGCGAGCTGGAGCTTGCTGAACGCGTCGTCGGAACCGCTCGCCAGGATGTCGGCGCTGTTGGATTGAGCCGCGAAGATCTTGCTTTGCGTCTCAATGTAGGGGGCGGCCGTCGCGTTGACGCCGTCGCTGTGGGTCGACTCGACCAGGCCATACCAGTCGTCGTTCTCGGCGCTGATGGCGATGAGATCCTCGACGATGCCCAGGTTGGGGGTCGGGTTCGTCGAGCTGATGTTCGCGGGCGTCGCTGAGTGATCGACGGCGAGCGTGAAGCTGACACCGGCCTCGTCGGCGGTGAGGTCGATGGAGTCACCAGCACCAGGCGCGGCGGTGACGACCGCGGCGGTGGCGTTGATGAGGATGACCATGGCGTCGCGGATCTGGGTCGTCGTCTCGGCGACGGCGACGAAAGGGATGTCGAGGCCGTCGATCGTGACGGTGTAGGTGCCGGCCTCGGCGGTCGCGATGAGAACGTTGGAGATCTGGGCGGTCGGCGTGACGCGTCGGCCGAGGATCACCGAGGTCGGGCTCGGGTCCTGAGCGAACGCGGTCTGGACGGCGACATACATGGCGTCGGTGGTTGTGAACCCCAGGGCGAGCATCGCCGAGGCGAACCCGGTGGGGGTGAGCACGACGGCGCGGTCGGTGAATAGTCCAGCGGTGACGACGGCGGCCGGTAGCTCACCGATGACGATCGGGGTGCCGAACCCAGGGCGCGAGCTCGCCTTGGTCTGCAAAGTGATGTTGATCGTGATGATGTCTGCGAGGGGCATGGGTCGAGCTCCTGGGGCTAGGTGTCGCGGTAGGTGCCGGCAATTTCGGCGGTTTCGATGGTGCCTGGCTCCTCGGCGAGGATAGCAGGAACCGAGCAGACGAGATCCACGGTGGCCCTCGTCTCGTACTGAGCGCCGAGCAGGACGCTGAGATCCAACACCGAGCCGGTGCGGATGACGGGGCAACCCGCCGCCGCCAGGATGGCGTGGGGGCTTGGCAGGTACACGCCGGCCTTGACCTTGGCGGCCATCGCTCGAGCGTGCTGAGTGACGAGGGGGGCGGCGTCGTCGTATCGGTTCGAGATCGTGACGGTGACCTCGAGCTCCTCGAGGGCGAACGACTGGATCTGGATCGCGTCGCGCGTGGGCAGGGAGTAGGGGCCGACGGTGATCGCACCGAGGCCCGCGCTGAGCGCGATGGTGAGCACGACGCCGGCGGCCAGGGCGTCGACGAACAGGCGGTCGGTGTTGAGGGGGTCGGCCGAGGCGGTGGCCTCGAGGCTCGAGGCGAACGCGACGACCAGGCCATCGCGGATCTCGGTGAGGGTTTTGCCGATCGCGGCGAAATCGTGATCGACGCCGCCGACGGTGATCGTGTAGGTGCCATCGGCTGAGCTCGTAACCTCGACGGTGTGCCGCTGGACCTGGGCAACGTTGCGGATCTCGGCCTGGGTGACGGTGCCAGGGATCTCGGGCGCGCTCAGCGTGGCATAGGGGCGCACGCCGGCGGGGTGATCTTGATCCGACCAGGCCACCGAGGCCGAGGGGATCCCGGTGATGAGCTCGACGGCGGCCTTGAGCGCACTTTGCACGGTGCTCCAATCGACCGACATCAGGCGAGGCCCTCGTCGAGCTCGAGCTCGAGCTCGGCGTCGGGGGTGTGGTCCTCGAGGGCGAGCTCAGCGAGCGCCAGGGCGAGCACCAGGGCGGCGAGCACTAGGCCGAGGCCCAGGGCGGCGCGGCGGCCCTCCCTAAGCACCTCGCCGGCGGTGAGGGCGTGCGCGGGTATCATGCTCACCGCCGCACCCGTTGCGCGATGACCTCGAGGTAGTTGCCCCACCGCCACCGGTTGGCCTGCTCGACCTCGAACCACTCGCCCTCGAATTCGATCTCATCGGCGCGCGTGCCGCCGATGTCGTCGACGGTCCTGAGCTCGACGCCGGAAAAGTATCCGACGACGGTACGGTTGGATCTCTGACCTGGGGGCAAGCGGTCGAGCACCTCGCCGGGGGCGGGGTGAACCGAGCCGCGGGCGGTCGAGATCGTCGAGGCGCCAGGAGCTCGCAACCCCTCGGCGGTCGTCGAGCTCGCGCCCCACCGCCGCCATCGGACGTCCTCGGCGACACACTCGACGGCGTCGCTGAGGTCGAGGCGGCCGGTGCTCATGGCGTCGACCTCACCAGGAGCGGCACGGTGCGGACGGTCGCGCCGCCGCTCGGTGCCGCGGGGTTCGATGCGCCGCGCACGTCGAACCGGGGCGCCTTTTTCTGGCGGTCGAGCTCGAGGGGGTCCTGGGGGCGTGGGTCGAAATTCGCCATGGACTAGCTCACCGTCATCGTCACGCCGCTCGGCCAGGGAATGATCATCGTTCCAACGCTGGCCCACACCGTCGGCGGGGTGAGGGGTGCCAGGTCGCCGCTCGAGTTGTTATCAGAGCCCCACCAAAGATCAGTCCACACGCCGACGACGGCGCTGAGGGTGATGATGCCGAGGGGGCAAGCTAGGAACATGCGCGTGGCGTCGAACCCGTCGTTGAGCGACGTGGCGTTCGCCTCGCCAGATCCGAAGCCAGGGATCCCGACGTTCGCTATGACCTCGACGCCCAGGTTGTCGGGTGTCTGGAGCCAGTTGTCGAAATTCCACTGGTCGGCCCAATTGAATTCCTCGAGGAGCGAGTCGGTCGATCCATACCAGACCGCCCAGGGTTGCAGGCGCGAAGCGGGGGCGCCCTCGTCGGTCTGCCATCCGCCGTTGGCGATGCAATTGCCACCGGTGAAAACGAACCAAGCGCCGGCGAGGCCGTCGTCGCTGATGCGCACGCTGAGGATCCGGTTGTTATTGTCGGCGTCGCCGCCCCACATGACATCCGACGTGCGGAGCGAGCCCGCGCCGCTCAGGCCGTCGCGAGTCTGGAGCAACACGGCCCCCGACTCGAGGGTCGGCCGGTTCGTGATCGTGCCGTCGAGGTTCCAGCCCAGGGCGCCGCGCGAATAGGCGACATAGCCGAGCGTGAGGTTGGAGAGATCCTCACACGCGAGGAGCATGTTGAGGTGGTCGCCGCTTCCGAAGTAGTCGACCTGGCGAAGGTGGATCCAGGAGTGAGCAACACCGGCCGCCGATCCGACGATGTCGGCGACGACCGCCCAGCGATCGGTGGCGTCGGCGGTTGTCGAGTCGCTCGAGGCGATGACGACCCAGGGCTTGGTCGGGTTCGCCAGGGCACCGCCGGCGGCGTCGAGGTAGCCCGGTGCGCCGGTGTCGGTGAGGATCTCCTTGAGTCGCAACCAAAGGATCTCGTTTCGCAACGTGAAGCTCGCCGCGCTGATGACGTGGTTGACGCTGTATTCCCATGTTTTGGACGGTGTGATCGCCATGCTCAGATCCCTTTGATGACGGCCTCGAGCTCGAACACGCTCGACGCTCCGCCGTTGTTTGTGATGCGACCGTAGAGGGTGCGGGCCTCGAGATTCGCGCCGGTGACGTTGCCGATGAGCGTGACCGGTGTGCCCTCGACGTAGGCAACCGAGGGGTCGACGCCGCTGGCCTGGTAGGCGAGCTCGGTGCGCGCGGCGTCGACAAATAGCTCGAGGATGACGTTGGCCGATAGGCCGCCGGTGCTCACCAGGCGCAACCACTCGAGGGTGCCGCTAGCGATGCGCGCGGGGATCGTGAAATCGCCGACGCCGCCGGCGTTGGCGATCGGGCCGACGGTGAGGAGCGTGACGCCGAGCGGCTCGCGAAGGTCGGCCGCGATGGCCTGGCGATTGTCGAACGACCGGCGGGCGACGCTTGAGACAACCCGGCGCACCAGGTCATCCTGTAAATTGCCGAGGAGCTTGCCGTCGCGACGGTAGATCTGGTCGACGGTGACCTCGAGCCCAGGGGGATCGATCTTGGCCTTGAGGAATTCCTGGGCATACAGGGCGTCGAACGCCGCCAGGTCGAGGTAGATGTTGAGGGCGTCGGTGGTGTTCGCCATGAGCTCAGCCGACCTTATGCGTGATTGAGTTGATGAGCTGGCCGGTGTCGATGAGGGCACCGGTGCCGTGCCCTGAGCGAACGTTCGTTCGCTCCTTGGCCTCGACGGTAGCGTCGGCGAGGTCCTGGGTGATCTCCTTGTTGGCGATCCGCGCCTTGATCTCGCCGACGAGGTCCTCGCCGACCAGGCCGAGCGCTTGTTTGGGCTCGAGCTTGAGCTCGACGACGCGCTTGCCGGCGAGCTCGAGGTTGCGGGTGATCTTCTTTCGCTGAGCTCGGATCCCGGATCGCAGGAACGACCGCTCGGGGACGCCGATCCCGAATTCGTGGATCGCGGCGAGCTGAGCGACCGTCATGCCCTCGGCCTCGTCATGCGGACCCTCGGAACCATGGATCCCGACGGTGAGCTCGAGGGCCCTGAGCTCGTCGACGGCGGCGGCGATCTGCTCGGCGATCTTCGTGTCGGTGGTGATCTCGACCTGGGGCACGTTAGCCTCGAAATTGTCGCGGGCTGAGCCGCGTGTTGATGGCGACGGGGGTGCGGCAAAGTGTGCGCCTGAGGGTGAGATACATGCGCCCCCACTGGGTCGAACCGAGCTCAGCGTCGGCCGAGGCGGTGACGGCGAACGACTTGGCGACCGGGCCGACGGTGACGCTGGCCAGGGGGCCAGTCTCCCCTCCCGGCTGGCTCACCTGGTAGAGGTGGGCGGCCAGGAGCCGGTGGCCGTGCGAGGCCTTGGAACCCCACACCGAGATCGAAATCATAGTGCCGGCGATCTCGAGCCAGGCCTCGAGGATGCAAGGGTCGACGCTCGCCAGATCTGGCGCGAGCGCGACGAGCTCCTCGAGGGTGGCGATCCGGGCGGCCACTTATCCGGCGCCCTCGGTGTCGGCGGCGGCGCGTCGTCGAGCACCTCGGCGCGCGACAACGTCCTCGTCGTTGGTGTTCTTTGTGACCTTGCCAAGCTGGATGTCGATCGCCTCGAGCACGCCCTTGCGGTCGTCGACATCGGCCCAGGCCTCGAGGAGAGGAACGTCGATCGTCTCCTTGATCAAGCGCTTAGCGTCGCGCACATTGAGCTCGCCGAGGCCTACCGCCATCCGGTCGGCGGGCGTTGAGGCCTGGGGCTTGTCGCCCTTCTCAGGCTCCTCGAGGATCTCGAGGGTGCCCTCGCGGACCCGCTGCATGACGCGCGGGTTGGCCTTGCACTTGATCCATAGGTCATCGTCGACGTCGTTGACGCCAGGCTTGAGCACCATGCGCCGCTGGCCGACGCGCGCGTTGCCGTGCGCATCCTTGGGGCCAGGAACTAGGATGCTGGTGGTGTAGTGACGGGCTTCTCGGTTGGCGATTAGGGCCATGGTTCGATCCTCGGTGGTGGTGTGTGTGAGCCTAAAAGAAAACCGCCGGCCTGGGGCTCGAGGTCCAGGGCGGCGGCCTAGCGGTCGAGCGCGAGTGTGTCGCGTGAGTCCTCGAGCTAGATCCCATCCTTGCGGTGAGCGCTGAGGGGGTAGGTGAAACGGATCCCGCCGATGCGCGAGTGCGTCGGAACGTTGAATTCCATGCCGTCATCTTGCACGGGGAATTGCTCGTAGGGTTGCGGGATGACCAGGGCGACCTTGTCGACCTGCTTGCGGTACGCGATGAGGGCGTCGTCGCTGAGCTCGCCGCCGGATTTGGCCGAGGCGATCTCATTGAGCCAATCGAACGTCACGCCGGGGTGTACCCGTCGCAGGAACTCGAGGATCGTGGTGTCGCTCGTCGAGCTCCTGGGCGTGGTGCTGATGAGCGTGAATTGCTCGACCGGCATGAGAACCATGTTGGCCGACTCGACGCCGTTGGTGAGGTCGACGATGCTGTTGATGGCGTCTGACACGTCGGCGAGGATCTCGTCGGGCGTCTTGAGCGACCAGAGCGTCGAGGCACCAGCACCGACGGGCGCGTCGGAAACGGTGATGTTGGGATGGTTGAGGAACCCGGCGAGGTCGGCCTCGTCGGCGCCGAACAGGCCGATCGTGTTCCACTGTTGATCGTGGGTGCGGCGAGCGGCCGAGGCCAGGCTCGTCTCAAGGGGGCGGCCGGCCATCCGAGCGTTTCGGATGTCCTGGATGTTCCACCCATAGGACGCGCCGATCGACTCGATGTTCGCGTTGAATTTCTGGCCCTTGATGTTGACCCGCGGGAGATCCTTGCTCGCGTAGCTGTTGATCAACTTGGCGACGCCGGTTTGGTCGAATTGATAGTATGTGTATGACTCGGCACCGGTGGGAACACTGGTATCGATGTCGACGACCTGGCCGTTGGCCATCTTCAATTCAGGATAGACGACGTCGTAGGACTGGGAGAAAATGTGCTCGAGCTCGCGCGCGAAAAAGGGTGCGAGCTGAGCGTCGGCCCTCATCTCGTTTTTGACGAGGGCGAGGCTCTGAAGGTGGGCGAGGATGTTGGCCGACATGATAGGGGCTCCTGGTGATCTGGTCGTCGTTGGGTTGAGGTTGCGGTGTGTGCGGGGTTAGGAGATCCGCACCTCGACCGTCGCGAGGCCGCCGGCGCTTGCCGAGTCGAGGAACCTGAGGATGCTCGAGGCGTCGATCGCGTCGCCACCATCGGCGTCGCTTCGCAGGGCGCCGAATTTCTCGGTGCCGGTTGCGGTGATGCGCACGAAAGGAGTCGTCGCGGGGGTGACGGCATCCTCGACCTCGACGAGCCAGCGACCGCGCCGACCGACCGACACCATGGATCCGCTTCCATAGACATCCTCGGAAGTGTCACCGATGACGCCGCCCTGGCCACTGTTCTCGAGCTTGCCGAGCGGACGCTCGACGATACCGACGACGGCCGTGATGGCGTCGCCGGTTTCGAGCTGCACCATGTTGCGGTCTGTGCCGGCGACGCGCTTGACGAAAATGCCAAGGTTGAGGTCGGC